AGATGGCCAGGGCTGATTGCCTCGGACGCAGCGCGCGTGTTCTCTTCCGTGCGCGGACCGCCCAACCAAATGGTGTTCGGATCCCTCACTGTGATTGCCATGTGCGTTGTCTCCTAGCTGGCGCTGCGCAACTCGCCGCGCCTGTTGAATGTTGATGCAGCTCAATGCGCTGTGCTGCGCCCTAGTTGGCCTTGCGCGCTTCGAGTGCGAGCTTGTACGGGTCGGGCGGATTCGCGTACACGTCGTTCTCCTTGCCGGCCGCGAGTGCGCGCGGGAGACCGCGGCCGCTGAAGTCCGGCTTGACCTCGATGCGCGTCATGCGGGCGAGCCGCTCCAGCCCCTCGACCGGCATCGCAGCGAGTTCCGCCTCGCTGTACTCTTCCTGCGCTGCCTTGAGCGCGGTCACCAGCTCTGCCTTCAGCTCCGTCTCCTGGCGCTGCTGGCGCGAGATGAGCGACTTGAGCGCGGGCGGGGCAACCGCCATGAAATCTTCCTCGCTCAACGTCTTGGGGGTGCGCGCCGTCTCGACTTCGGTCTTGCGCGCTTCCGCCGCGACCAGGAACGACTCGATGCGGGCGTCACTCGCCGTCTCGAGCATGGCCGTGTCGTCCACCGTGAAGCCGCTGTGCTTGCAATTCACCAGCGTCTTGACGGCCTCTGCCTTCTGTTCGGCTGTCATTGATTTGACTCCTTCGTTCTTGCAACCACACGGCTGCGGTGATGCGGCTGCGGCTTTCAATCCCGCCTCCGCCACAATGGGTGCAGCCGCGACGGTCACACCCGGTTCCGGTACGACGATAGCGGGCTTCAATCCCGCCTCCGCCGCCTTCGACTCTGCGCGCTTCCACGACTCGGGCAACTGTGACACGAACGCAGGACCCTTGCGATAGGCGATAGAGATGATGCGCGACTTGACCTGAGCGCTGTCCGCTGCCTTGCCAACTAGCGATGCGGCAGATGCGACGTCAGCCGGCTTGGCAATGGGGTAGGACTGGTGCGGGCCGGCGAAATCGGAGGAATCGAGCTTGTCGCGCTCGGCTTGAGGGATAAAGCGACAGTAGCGCGGCGCAGGTACTAGTTGCGCGCCCTCTTCCGCCGCCTTGATCATGCCCCTTACCGCGTCGACTGCCGATTTCGCCTCCTTGGACAACTTCGCCAGATCGGCCGGCGTCTTGTCGCTGTCGAAGTACGCCTTGACCGCAGTCTTATCGGCCGGCGAGAGGTCCTTGCAGGCTGCGTTGAGCGCCATCGGGAACGGCAGGCCCTTGCCGGCAGCGGTACGCGCCTCTGCGTTCTTGAAAATGGTGACACTGACGGAATGAGCACGATCGGATAGCTTGCCCCCGATCTCGTGATAAGTAGCCAGCGTTGCGCTACGCCCATCCGGATGGTCGTAATATGCGAGTTCGCTAGTTGAGAAGTCGGCCCCGCCAGGATGCTCGACGTCGCTGGTGTCATATTTGAATCCGCGCGCTTGCAGCTCCTTGGCGGCATCAGCACTGATCGCGTCGATGCGGCGCTCGGCCGCAATGCCGCCAGCCGTGTGCACGGCGTGGTTGCTTTCTTTACCGGAGTCTGCGCTCTTCGCCGCGCTCTCTACTAGTTTCCCCCCGGATTCAGGCTTACCGCCTTTGACATCGCCGTGCTCGCCTTTGGGATAGCTACCGTAGCCATGTTCGTCTTTGTCAAGGTCGTGCAGCTCTGCCTCTTGCGCCCCTACCGGCTCGTACGTCGTGACCGGCTCGACCTCGACCGGGTCATCGGCCAGCAGTACGATATCGTTCCCGCTCAGCTTGAACGAGCGGCGATATAGCGTCGGCTGCACTGGCGTCGGCCATGGCGCACTCGCCGTCTCCGGGCCTGCATACGGCCGCGCCGCGTCACCGACGCTGTACACTACCGTGTCATCGGTGAACACCGACTCGACGCAGATGAAGCCGGGCGTGACTTCCGAGATCGCGTCGTTGAGGCGCTCGCGCAGGTCGCTGTAGGACAGCGCCGCAGCCGCAACCAGCTCCGTCTCTACCTCATCGACGTCGTCGTTGTCGTCGGCCATGTCTGCTTCCTCCGCGCCGCGCGGCGATTTCTTGTTGCCCTTGGTCCACTTTTCCGACTCGGCGCGGTGTGACTTTGCCGCTTCGGCGTGAGCCTTAGCAGCAAGAGCGTGATCGCCCTTACTGGCGCGGTCGCGAGCCAAGTACGCCTTGCCGTACGGGTCGCTACCCGTGCCACGCCCGGCGCTGTACACTTTGTTAGACGCTGCAAACGCATCCTCGGTAGCTTTGGCAGCGTCAGCAGCAGTAGCGCCCCCCTTGCTGCCCGCCCCCGCTACGTCGTGCGCCGCTTGCGCTTGATCGTGCGCCGATGCTGCATCAGTGTGACCCTTGGCCAAGCTAGCAGGAGTAGGATCTCCATTCTCCTGCACCCGGCCGTCCTTAATGTCTTCTTGTGCGATGTGGCGGTATTCGTCGCCGCGCTTGTAGGTGGCGTAGGGCAATCGCTTGATCTCGCCGTTCTTGGTGAACGCGATACCTGTGTCACGCGTAACCCACTTGCCGCCCTTGGTAACTAGCGTCAGCTTTCGACCAAGCGAGTCGGTGATCGTGACGGGAGGAGTAGCGTGGTTGCCCTTGCCTGTGGTGACCTCGCCGCCGGCCTTGTCGCCGGTCTCGCCTTTGGGGTAAGAGCCGTACCCGTGTTCATCTTTATCCAGGTCGCGCAGCTCTTCTACCATTTGTGCCTCTTCCGCGCTACGCGGTGCGCCACACCCCATCTCGATTGAGCAGGCGCCTCGCGTTCCCTCGGGCAGCATAGCGAGATGATCGGGGATGATGTTGCGCCACGTCGCCTTATAGTTCTTGCCGTTGTGTGCACCATCGCCCGACTCGGCCGATACGAACGCGCCAACGCTCACCTCGACACTACCGCCTGCAGCGAGCCGCTCGATCACGCGCTGCGCATCACCGCCGATCTCGGCTGCCCTTACTTTATCGAGCCACGCCTCCATCAGCAGCTTGTTGCCTTTGATGCGCGAATTGAAGACGGTACCAAACTTGCTCGATTCGAGCACGCTAGGCTCATTCGCACTTATCCGGGTAGAGCCGATCGCGGGATGGCCTGGCACGACTGGGCGCCCATTCCAACCTTGGGGCGCATTGGCTAGCTCGGAGACGGGAACGAATTCAGGCGTCGCCGCGTTTACTGCGTGGATCACGCCCTCCATTAGCGCCACTACCGGCACGATGATGTGATCGCGCCCTCGGTAGCGCGCCGCGCGGATGGTGCCTGAGTTTGCAGTGAAGGCCAGATGTCGTAATTCCATCGCCATGTTAACGCCTACTTTACCACAGCGGCGCTAACCCGGTCCAATTTCGTAGACGAAGCGGAGTGCGGCAGCGGCGTGCGGCTGGCACTGGCGCCAGGCTTAGCGCCATTACCTGCGCCACCATTCACAGGCGCCGCCTGCGCCACCTGATGCGCTACGCCAGGCAGTTCTGCCCTGTCTAGCACATCGCGCAATAGTTCGCTCACGTCGGTGCGTCGCTCATGTGCTACCTTCCAGATGCGGTCCCAGGTGCGCGCCGTGACGCGGATATGGAGAACTTCGGTTAATTTCTCAGACATGAGCGCTACTCCTTGATTTGGGGTAAATCAGAGCCGACACCGTCCGACAGAATGAGCACCTCGACTGCACGCCGCGCTGCCGCAACAAGCGCGCGATACGACGACTCGACAGGCGCAGCCGTCGGCGACCAGGCGGCAGCGAGATCGTCAGCGAATTTAGCTGGGTCGCGCGTTACGCCAGACCTAAAGAAGTCGCGTATGCCCGGCTTGTCGCGCGCCCAGGCAGCTAGGTCTGCTAAACCTTGAGTTGACGGGCCATCTGCGACGTAGCCGTTAGCGTCGTATAAGTAATAGCTCATTTGCGCCCTCCGATGCGAGTACGCAGTTCGGTCAATGCCACACGCTCCATCGAGCCTAAACGGAACGCACCTACGCCGCGCTTGTAGTAGTACTGCGCCGGACTCACGCGCGCATCGACCACGACGGTATGAACCGATGCGTGATTGGACCGACCCCACGCCACTTTGCGCTCACGCGAGTCGGGATGACACGTGACCTTGTCATGCGCGTTGTCGATGAGCGTCTTCACCTCGACGCCATATGTCTTGCCCGTATCGGCGTCGTGTACTACTACGTCCATCGGCTCATTGTCGTCCAAATTAGTGCCGCCTATAGCTCGAGCCACACGCGCCTCACTCAACGCAGCGCGATTCTGCTTGGTTGCAGTAGAAGGCTTATGAGACGCCAGCGCACGCGCAGCGCGAGCGGAGAGAGCAACGGTACTGCCGGCGCTGCCCTTGTCGGTGAACTCGCCGCCCTTCTCGCGTGGATGTAGCGACTCGTCCCAGCCCGCAAGGCGGCGCGAGTCTTTTGCGTGCTCAGCCGTCCACGAGTCGCTGGGTTCAACGTCACCGATCGGAATCGGCGTTATCTCGATGTCCTTCTCGTGGAACTTAACGCCTTTGATCTTCGAGTAGTTGTACCCCGACCCGCTCTCGTACAAGCCCGGCCAGACGTCCACCAGGAAAGCTGTCTTGCCATCGTGAACGATAATGTTGGCGTGTTCGTCGCCTTCCTGTGTACCCTCCACGATGTCCACGTCGCCCAGCTCGCTCGAAATCGTATCGCCTAGTTCGCCCGCGATCTTGTCGCAGATTCCGCCGAACCCGACTTCCGGGTCACCCTCCTCTGGGTCAGGCTCCCATTCATCATAGACCCGCTGCACAGCCTCCACGAGCTGTGGGCGCAGCGCGCGCACGGAATCGTGCAGGTCGCCACTCCCGGCACCGCTCTTGTCGCCGAATTTGCCATCGGGGCTGCGTGGATGTAGCGCCTCGCTCCATTCCGCATCGCGCGCATCTATTGCGCTTGCGCTGCTTTCGCCAGCCGCGCTTTCGCCTTCGCCGTTCCCTCCGGTGTTGGCTCCTTGCCCGTCAGGCGTTTGTACAGCTTCAGCACGAACGCTAGCTGCGCTTCCGGCTCGGTCGGCACCTGTCCGATGTGTAGCTCCACCTTGCTGCTCGTCTTGTCTGGCATGACGTACTCCTACATCAACACTCTTGCCTAGGCCGAAGTCAAAATACGAGATCTGGTCGTTGTCTATCGCTAGCTGCCGCGCCTCGTTCGCATCATGTACGACGCGGCTTATATCAAGGAAGGCGCGATGTGATTTGGGATCGTGCCACCCGCCGAAATGAACGAGATCTGGACCGGTCTGGCGCCACGCAGCCGCGTTGTCTGCGATGAACTTGGCCAGGTCATCCTCGGTCAGCTTGGTCACGTCCATCTCGCGCTCGCGTCCACGCGCGACGCTGACCGCGAAATTGCCTGGCCCCACGATCTGCTCGCCTGTGATCGGGTGAACGGTGAAGCCGCCGTCAGGACGCGCAATGGCAGCGAGCAGATGCGCCATGGCGACAGTAGAACCGCCGCGCGATGCAGCGCCTGTACCATCGGTAAATTCGCCGTGCTCATCGCGCGGGTGCAGCGCTTCATCCCAAACGGCGTCGGCGCCACGCAGTGCGGGACTCGACGCGTTGACGCGTGGAAGCGCCTTACCGGCCGGCGCCTTCTGGTACAACCTGACTCGCCACGGCTCTCCAGGCGCGCTAGGCGGGATCACCGCGCTAACACGGAACTTGGCACCTAGCGGCATCACGATCTCGTTGGACGGCACGCCCATCGGCGCCGTCTGGATACCGACAATCCCTCCAGGCTGCTGGTACTCGATCCGCACAGGGACAGGCGCGGTGTCGCCTGATGTGGCGTAGGCCAGCGCCGCCTCGGGATCGGTGGTGGTGGACGTTAGCCGATCAGTCGCGATCACGGCGCCGCGCGGGTACGCTGCCTTGATCGCCTCAGGGCTTGCGTAGGACTCGCCCCGGAACACCGTGTTGCCGGTCTCGGCTACGACAGCCACATTGGACTCGGCCGCGTGCTGCATCCGCGCGCCGATGTCGGCGTAGCGCTTGGCCTCATCAGCAGTGATGGTAGCGCCATCGTACGCGCTGGGCCGACCCGCCACATCCTCGCCGCGCACGGCGTCATTGATGTGGGCGGAGTCGTAGGCCCAGTCGGTCCACTCGCTCTCGTGAAGGCCGGCGTATGATGCGGTGCCGTCCTCGCCCAGCTGCACTTGACCGTACCCGGCGCCATTGACCGATACGGATGCGGAATCGGAGAACTTACCTGCCTGATCGCGCGGGTGCAGCTCCTCCGTCCAGGCGCCAGCAGTAACGGGCTGCGCTAGCGCTGCCCTGTGTGCGGGTAGCGGTACTACCTGAGTCTTGCTGAATACGGCGTACGACGTGCCCATCTGGCGGCTGCTGTCCACCGTGTCATCGATGTTACGGAAGATCGCGCCATCGTGGCCTTTGGATTTAGCCTCCTTGATCGCGCGTCCCAGCACCAGCGCGTCGCCCACACTGCCCTGCATGTCTACCACCATCGGATTCTTCATTACGATGTTGGCCGCTATGACATTCTCGCTAGAGTCGCCTACCATCTCGCCGTACTCGCGTGGCGACGTATACTGCCACGCGACATCTTCATTGTCGGTGAAGAAGACAGCGCCATCATTCTCGACAGCGTAAAATGGATCGGGGTGGGTCAAATCGGGGTCAACCGTGCCGTGGAACAGCACTAGCGGCTTGCCATCATCCCCCACTAGCGTGCCCACAGGCGCACCGAAATCCAGATGAGTTTGGGCATCGGCGCTGGCGCTACCGCCATCGGTGAACTCACCATGGTCATTGCGCGGATGTGCGCTCTCATCCCAATCTGCCGCCGTCCTGTCCATCTTCTGTTGGATCGCGCCACTAGCAAACGCCACGTCCAGCACCACGGTGCATCGACAGTTTGGGTGTTGAGGCGGGTCCTCGCCCGTGCTGAACTCCTCGTCCAGCCCCACCGTCTCCCCGTCCAGATCGGCGCAAATGTCGCACACGACCTTATCTGGTGTCGCTACCCAGCGCTTGCCCTCAGTCCCATCAAGCATGCCGTCTTCGATTGCTTGGTTCCACAGCTCGATCTGGCCCTGGTTGCTGGCCCGCATGCTCTCGGTGTGTGCTATCGTTTCGGCGCGCTGCTTTAGCAAGCGATCTGAGTACGCGCTGCATGCCGCATCTACAAACTCCTCATCCGGCTCGGGCGGGACACGGAGCAGCTTACTGCCTGCTTGTATGGTGCCGCCCGCACTCGCCGCGATGCGGTCACGCAAGTTCGCTACCGCCTCGGCCTGCGGCGCGTTTAAACCAATCACTGACCTGATGAGGCGCGCTGCGATGCGCGGTGCGAAGCCCTGATTGAAGGCGCGCTTAACTATTGCGCGCACCGCGTCCACATCCGCGAATCCCGCGATCAGATCGCCCGTATGCTTCGTGATCCAAGCGACAGCACGCGGGTTGTGCAGATTGAAGACAGTGGAGATAGGGCCGACCTTGGGCAGGCGCGGCGCGAGATCGCGCAGCGCATCTGCTGCATGACGCGCACCGGGCAACGGGAACCCGTACGCGCGGCTCTTGCTAATTACCTGCTTGGCTAGATCAGGGAAGTGCTCGTGCAAGAATGCTGGTTCTACGTGCAGTAGAGCGTACGCCTCGGCTATTACCTCTCCTGGCGTAGTTTGCCCATTTAGCGTGTCAAAGCGGGCGTCTACCTTGGCGCCACCAGGCATCGCGCCCTCGTCTACCAGCGCCCACGCCGACCGATCCTGCAACATCGCGTCTGACAGATCGTGACCCAACTCATGATATAGCACTTGACGCCGCGCGTCCTCATTTAGGTTCAGGAACTTGGGACCAACTTCGTACTTACCGCCTATGTTGCGAGCCTCGCTATTCAATGTGGGATTGTAGCTGACACCGGCCACGCCAACGGATAGCTCGTCCGCTGTGGCATTCCACGGCTTAGCTGACTCCCACGTGCGCGCTAGTTCTACCCCTGCTTTGACTTCGGCGGACAGATCTGCGCTACTTGCACCGCTGTCTGCCCATTGCCCGTGCTCGTCGCGCGGCTGGTCGGGATTGAACTGCGCACTGCGCGATGCGGGTACACTGCTCGCCTTCGCTGCCTCCGCCATGATCGCGCCCAGCGGTAGCGACATCGACCTTAGCGTGTCGAAGTCGGCCGATAGCGCAGCTATAACGCCCTTCTCACTGCGCGCTCGTATCGCCGCCTCGACGTCGACCAGGTTGACGCTGGATCGGGCGGAACCGACAGCGCGCAGTATTGTGTTGCGCAGCGCGCCGCGCCATTTGTCCGCGATCGCGTGCACGTGCGTCTCGCCGTGCGCTTGCGCCTTAGCGGCGCGCAGCCCCGGTACCTGCGCGTCATAACGCACGCCCAGCTTAGTGCGCGGTGAGCGTATTTGCAGCATCACGCGCCTCCTACTTGGCAGCCGGCTTGGTGTAGCGTACGACGACCTGGTGTATGCCCCGGACCCCCTGAGCCGCCGCGCCAGGGTCAGCGGCTAAGTAGGCTCGGTCGATCACGAATGATCCCAAGATATCATGCACCATGCGCACGCGACCATGGCTGCTGGTACTGTAATTAGAGCCTCGCTCCTCGTCCTGCGGCTTGAATCCTATCACTTCCAGGTGGTCACGCACCCCGGCATATAGAGCGTACGACTTGTCGCCCTGACCTTGCTGGAATCTCTTTTGCGCGCCGTACTCCGTGACCGCCTTATCGATCGCATTGACTGCAGCCTGATTCTTGCCGCTGGCGGGAACACGGCCACCATTCTTAGCCAACCAATTGTCGCCTGTCAACGGACGGCCTACACTCGGCGCCGGCTTACTATCCACCGCGCTGCTAGCTGCGCCGCCTGAGCTGGTGAACTGCCCACCATCGGGCGACCCTGCTGGTGCCTGTGGGTGGAGCGCCGGGTCCCAGTCTGCTGCCGCTTTGGGTTGCGCTACTTTGGGCTTGGCCTTGTCTAGCTTGGGCAACGCCGGCTTGACTCCCGCTTGCGCGACGCCTGCGGGGTCCTCGCCCGGTGCAGGCCCACCATCAACCGGCTTAGCGCCAATCGTATCGGTTGCCGCGGGGCCGGTTGCCGGCTTGGGTTGCGCTACGAACGGATTCGGCTTCGGTAGCGCTGCCTTCATCCCTGGTGGTACCTTCGCGGGCGCAACCTCAGGCGCCGGCTGTACGAGCGCCTCCTGCCTCGCCTTGAGCGGCGGCAGGTCGAGCAAGCGATCCCTAATCTCGTTCGGCTCTATCACCGCCTCGCCCTTGTAGGCTGCGTTGATCGTTGCCCATTTGTTGGCGACCTCGGCTCGCTCTGTCTCATCCAGGAACTGGATCGTGGGCCAGCGCACCTCGTATTCCTTCGGCTCGGGTAAGTAGCCGTACTCAATCAGCCGATCCACGAAGGGGCGCAGTACCTGCGGCGACGCCCACCCATCGCGGCGATCCTGGACCTGATCACGCCAGTTGCTGCGGTCCTGGGTAGATGCGAGCTGGCCCATCTCTGACCCAACCAGTATGCGCTTTGGTATCCCTGTCGCGCCAGCGATCAGTGTCAGTAGCGCGTCTATCGGGCGCGAGAAGTCTGCCACGTCGCTACTGTGCACCTGCATTTCCATGCCGCGCGTGCGGACGTAGCGCCGCATGCCGTTCACGTACTCATCCACCTCATCATTCAGCGCCTTCGCTTCCGCCGAGTCTGGCTCGATGACCACGTCCGGGTCCAGTTTGAGCTGGTAGCCCTGATGCGCGCGCAACCAGAACGCCTCAGCGCCGCCGCCGCTTACCTTATCTAGGTCATCCAGCCGATTCCACACGCGCTGCAGTCGTGGCTGCCCGAATACCGCGTCATCCAGCGTATCGCAGGCGATGTGCAGCACGCGCGACCAGTGCGCACTGCGCCCGAAATTGGCGCTGACACCAGTACCGCCAGCGGCGCGCGTACGCTTGAGTTGGTAAGTGAGCGGCAGCCCGAATCTCTCATCCGCCGAGTCGGTCACGTACGATTCTATTACTGCGTCGTCCTCCGGGAATGGCGTAAGATAGAGCAGCTCACCCGGCTTGCCCTTGTCCAGCTCTGAGCTGATGTCGCCCTTGGTCCCGATTAGAACAACGGCGTAGCGGTTAATGCCGGACAGGATGTCAGCCCGCGCCAGGACAGACCAGATCTTGAGCTTGTCGTTGAGGTCGAACCAGGCTTGCTCGAAGTCGGTCACGTTATCCGGGTCCTCGTCCTCCACCAGCTCGCCTGTCCCGCGCCATGTCGCCTTGGGTAGCGCCTCCACGATGCGCGCCGCGATGTCGCCGCGCTCGTAGCGCTCACGGTAATCCATCGGCGTGAGCACACGCGCATAGCCCAGCGCATCGTACATGTCGCGCTTACCGCCGAACGTGATACCGTGCTGGCGCGCGAATTGGTAGCGCTCGATCAGAGTAGAGGCGAGTGACCTTAGTCCCATAATGCCCACCTATTCAGCCGCGATTACGTTTACGGCTAGCTGATGCGGTACGATTTCGAGCGTGGCGCGATGCGGACGCGTTACTGCGCTGTGCTGCATGAAGTTGGCGACTGCGCTCTACCTTGCGCCGCGCTGCTTCGCGTCGTAGCTCCTCGATGCGCGGCGCCAGATCAGGAGGGAATGGATTCACGCCGTCTCCCGCAATCGGTTCAAGGCGCTCGACCGAATCTGGCTCACACGACTTGTGCATACGCCCCACTCATGGCTGAGGTCCTCCTGCGTCTGTCCCTCCCAGAACAGCGCCACCACCAGGCGTTGCTCTCTACCGTGCAATTTTCCAAGTAGAGCGCGCCCGTCTAGAGTGGCACCCAAATCCGGTGAAAGTATAGCCACACCGCGCGCCTCTGACTCTCTCACCCGTACTCGTGGGACCAGCGCGCCTGCTCGCACCGCGCGCCTCTGCGTCCTGCTCAACAAGTCGCACTCACGAAAGTGATCCAGCATCGCGCCGTACACACGATGACTCAGAAACGTCTTTACTGACGCACCGCGCGTTGAATCGTAGCGTGGCAGCGCCTCTATTAGGGCTATGCATCCTACACTCACGAGATCCTCGAAATCCTCACGCCGCGTGCCACGCCCATGCTTCGCCACTAGGCCGGCTATTAAGCGCACGAATGGGAGATATTCGGATTCGGTCATGCGCTCACATCCATCACTTATGCACTACAAACCAGGCAGCAGCAGCTTAACCTACCTACGTCTTGCTAGGATGCGCCAACCCAAACTCGATCGGGTCAGGTAAGTGATACACGGCTACTGTCTGCCCGGTCTCGTTCATCACGTACACCCTGCCGAAATGAATCGGCTCATACACGCACTGAGAGTCGGCGCCGATGAACTCTAGCTGCCAGTTCTCGCCGTTCGTGTTTCGGACATCACTGCCCCTAATCACGAGTGCGGCCTGAAATAGTGACTCATCTCCGTGCCCATTCAAGTGCCTGATCGTAAACATGTGCCTTCTCCTATCTACTACTACTGCTGCTGCCTGACCCAACACGCTTACCTCCCCCACACTACCGATTGCCGCACCTTCTCCTGCGTGGTTACCTCGTCGTACGCGCTGCTGGACGCATCGACCTGGTCATCGTACGTCCCATTGGGAAATGCGCACAGCTCGCGCTTGTAGTCGCGATTCCACGGGCCGCGCACGAGGCGCACATTACCTACTGATGCCTGATTGCGAAATGGGCGGGCACGCGTAACTTTGTCGCCGGTGGATGTCTTGCCGCTGTAGGTATGGCCATGCAGCAGGCGCGCATGCTCTGCTATCACCTTCTTGCCTGACGATCCAGGCTCCTGCTCCTCACGCTGCGCGACGGCGCGACCATCGCCGACCACGGTAGATTTGAGGATGCCCAGCTCGCCCTCGAATTGGTCCGGCCCCCACTGATCGCGCACTACATCCTCTACGTAGATGATGCCGTCATGCGTGAGCGACATGAGCACGCCTACTGAATAGTCGCCGCCACCTGCCGTGCCGGCGCAATCCCAGCCTCGCGCCTTCTTCTTGACTTGCGCTTGCGCAGGCGCCGCCTCTACTATCGGTAACCATGTCTCCTGAAACAGCCCGCCTGCCTCAGGCACGGGCCGCTGCTGGCACTGCCCCGCTACGCCGAACTCGCCCATTGTAGCGCGCAGTTGCGTCTCGAGCTTAGAAGTGCGTTCCTCATTGAACAGAGCAGGGAACAGCAGCTCACCCTTAACCTTGCGTGGATCGGTAAAGCCGAGTGGTGTCGCCGCCATGCGCGGCGTCTCGACTCCGTCTACCCACACCGCCGGCTCGTATCGCATTGGTAGCACTATGACTGTGAACTGCTCACGTAGCGCATCGAGGATATGGCCGCTTAGGTCATCCTCGTGCAAGCGCTGCATGATCACGACTTTTACTGCGTCCACGCTGATGCCGCGCGATCCCAGCGTCAGGTCGAACCAGGTGATGACTTCGCGCCGCGCGACGGGAGATAAAGACCGCTTGACGTTGTGCGGGTCATCCACGATGATGCGATGTGGGTGCTCACCCGTGCCGCGTCCACCTACAGACGTCGCGATGCGCCATCCCGTCTTTACATTGTCGAAGCGCGTCTTCATGTTGGAATCAGCACGCAGTGCGACAGGCCAGCGCTGCTGATACCAGGGCGACTCGATGATGCGGCGCACGCGTAAGTTGTCACGTATGGACAGCGCCTCGTCGTACGACCCGCACAGGTAGCGCAGGTCAGGGCGCTTGATCCATTCCCAGCAATTCCACATGACGCTGACCTGGATGCTCTTAGATGTACCAGGCGGGATGTTGATCAGCAGGTCTGTCTTGAGTTGGCCTGACGAGATCGCCTCTAAGTGCTCCGCTATCGCGCCGATGTGCCACGAGTTGATGAAGGGCGCCTTTGGTTCGATGATGGGCCACGCCTGCTCGGTGAAGTCAACCAGCGACCGCTCCGCCAACTCGCGCTCGATTAGATCGAGAGGTGGTAACACCCGCGCAATGTCGGCGCGCGTGTTGGGCGCGATCATGATGCGCCACCTTCGCCCTCGTCAGGTACAGGCGTCGCCTCTACGTCTATCGGCGCTGCGCTATCACCTGTGCCTAGTGCGGGCTGCAACGTGGTCCGTGCCGCCTCTAACATCCAGGCGCGCATCTGGCGCAGCCGATCTAGCGGTATCGCGCTCACGTCCACCGCCATGCTATGCTCTATCGGCCCGCCTCCCGGCCCGCTGATCTCGGCGCGATCCCTGAACACGTCGCCTCTGCGTCCCTTGAGGTAGAAAATTAAGCATGCGTCGCTGTACTCGCGAATTGTTCCAGTCTGCTCGCCTTGATAAAACACGGGCTTGTCGTACCCTGCGACACCGCGCCTACGCAGCTCACGCTCCGCTGTATCAACCGCCTTCTCGAAGCTAGCGCGGAATCGGTCCTGGTAAGTCGGGTCGCTGTTGAGCCAATTATAGTGCGTAACGCGACTCACGCCCGACACACGCGCTGCGTCACTAAGGGTACCTTCTACCTCTAATGCGGCCAGGAATGCGGTTTGCCGTTCGGCTTGGGTACGTATAGGCTCAATACCAACGTGTAGCGAGCTGCCACCTATGCGTTCTTTGCCGTTATTTTTTACTGGTTCTGAGGCAAAATAAGGCGCGGGTTGTTCCGGTGACACTGTGCCCGCTCGCTCGGTTTGCGCGGGGCGAGGTGGGCGAGGTGTGTGGTAAAGTGGCGCATGGTACGCCCGCTTGGCCAGCTTCTTTAGGGCTGGCTCGGATTTTGACTTCGTCGGGATTGGTGCTACCTTGGCCGGCTGTTTACCGCGCGTCGCAGGAGGTAGGGTCGCGCTGGCCTTGGCCATGCGAGCTGCGCTATGCGGCGTCGCTCAGCTCGCGCCGCGTACGGCGGGAGCGGACACAGAAGGAGGGAGACTGCTCGATGTGGGCGCGCAGCGAGTCGAGCGAGACGTTGGCGGCGTCGGCGATACGGCCTGCGATGAGGAACGATACGCCTTTGGTGCCGCGCAACACGCGCAGGACGTGCTGCGGGGTCAGGCCGGCTCGCCGGGCCAGCTCGTGGTAATTGACGCGGGCGAGGTCGGCTGCGGATACACGGCGGCGCATGGCGCTACCTCCTACACGATTCGATTGGGGCGCTCTACGGCTGTCCATACGCACCAGTATAGCATGGAGCGACGGGCACCGTCAATACGCGAACTGGCGCAAGCGCAACGCGTACAACAGAGCACCGATTCGCACGTTGACAAGCGGGCACTGCGCATGTTACAATGTGCGTTGCTAGCGAATAACGCGAGCACTTTAACCTAGGAGGGCACGCGATGCCCCGGACTAGCAAAGCCGGGTAGAATAACACGCATACACCGCCTGTGTGGGGCGCGGGCTGGTCGTTCGCGCTCCACTTATAAACGCAGACGCAGAGGATAGCCACATGCCGCAGTATCTTTACATCCAAGCGATTGTAGACAGGGACGCGGTCCGCTGGAACCACTTCGAACCCAACGCGATCAAGTTCCGCCACACGACAGTGGAGGCGCGCGATGCGGACGAGGCGTATACGCTGGGAGGACGTTGGAGCGACGCGAACCCGCCTCATCCCGACGCGCGTCTGTTCGGGTCAGCAGCGCGCGGCTACAGGCCCGACCTGGAACTGATCAATGACTACGTGGTGAGAGTAGATGCGGCGGGCGAAGCAGCTAGCTTCGAGGCGGATGACGCGGCGCAGTGCTAGACAGCGGGGTTGCTGAAATGGCGATTCTTGTAGTCGTAATAGTCGTAGCGCCCGCCGCGCGTCAAGTTGAGCAGCCGCTCGCCTCGACGTCGAGCCGCCGCGATTTCGCGCACCTCCGCCTCGTTACATTGCTTGCTGCTGATGCCTTGCCATAGCACGCTCCACGCAGGCTCCACGCCCGAGCGCATCGCAACATGTAGCGGCAAAGTAGACCCTCTGACCATAGCGCTACGGTGACTGTTGACACGGGTGCTCAGATGACCGTTGACCTTGCCGATGTACACACGACCATCCGGCAAGCGAGCTTCGTACACCTTGAATACATACACGGTGACCTTTAACATTGCACGACCTCCATAATAAGAGTTAGGAATGAGAGTTGGGAAGTGCGCATGTTACCGAAGGCAGGGTCGAGAAGGCGCGAAGCGCCTCCGTAGACCGTGACTTCTTATTAGGAGTGCGCTTAGGCGAAGCGCCAACGTCACTCGTGCCGTCCTGTCCATCTTCACCAACGGCACAGTTGGATTATAGCACGGCGCCGAAATGCGGCGCAATACCCAAACCGCACGAGATTGATTAGGCTGGACGCAACACACGCTGCGACGTTGAAGCGGCACGTCACCTACATTGACAGCCGGACACCGGGCATGGTATAATGTCCGCATGATTGATCACATCTGCGCGGCATGCGGCGTTGAGATAAGCCAGGCGCGATTGCGCGCCCTGCCCGATGCCACAACCTGCATCGCATGCGCTGACGATACGCGCGTCGTCGGCCTCGCCGTGTGGGACCACAAGACGGCGCCATCCATCGAGATAGGGACGCAGTTAGCGCAGGACAGCGCGGGCCGGCGCCACACCCGATTCGGACCCCACATCCAGTTCAACGCAATGGAAGGCAAGTATGGCTGCGCCCGTGGGGCGGAAGACGAGCGGACCATGCGCGAGCTGGCTGAAAGATTAGGGCGCGAGAGGCGCGGTGAGCCGGAGCCGGAGGAGACGCTGGGCGAGGCGCTGATAACGCCAGACAAGGCAAGCCGATGTCACCCCGCTCGGCTGCGCATCGGACCAAGCGGGTTGTGCCTGGAATGCGCGCTAGCTAAACAGGCGGCGAGGTTGCGATGATGACGATAGCTACCCGCTGTGACCGGTGCCGCCAACACGCGCGCAGCGAGGCGATGTTCGCGCTGTTGTTCTGCTGGGCAGTGCCGGCGCGCTTATGGAATCGTGTGGCCGGCACTCATAGGCGCGAGATCTGGTGCTTACCGTGCTTCTACCAGGCAGCCAAGGCGGCGCGGGTCCGTAAGCCGTTAGCGCAGGCACACTGGTGGCTGCATGTATTTGACCGTTGACAGCCGGGCACTAGGCGTGGTACAATCTAGGCTGTGGAGGTGGTAAATGGCAAAGACAAGAATAGTGGCGTGGCTGGACGTGGAGCAGAACCAGATCCCATCAGGCAACGCCAAGATCAGTGTGAAGCTGACGGACGGCAGCACCGCAACCGGTTTCATCTGCGCGACGTGTCCCGAGGACCTGGCGCAGCTAATAGCAGTCAAGTCAGCACGTGAGCGACAGATAGGCGCGGCGGTGATCACATTGGCGCGGTCACTGGGCGGTGCGCGATGTTGATCAAGTGGGCGACAGTGGCGAACGGCGTGCACGGTAAAGCGCAATGGGACGCGACCAAGACGCAGGCTGAGGCGCGGCTGGCCGAGCTGGACGCGGTTGCGCCTGACCAGAGCGAGCAGGCTGAGAACGCCTCGCGCGAGGCGGCAGCGATACGCGCGGCGCTACACATCCAGGTTGAGGTGGACGTGAGCGACTTCTGGAGCAGCCACGGCAGAGCGCCGCGCGGGCGCGGAGCTTGGGCATTCTGCTCCGTTAACCCACACGATCCGGACTACCTTGATTCGTGCATCTGGGTCAATGGCACGTTCGCATCGGCGCGGTCGGCGGCGATCCAAATGGCGCGCGAGCGGGGCATCACGAAGCTGTACGTTTGCGCTTAGGGCGCACAGGAGAGCGACGATGAGAAGGCAAGGCGATGTGGCGGTATCGGACGCGGACCTGACCGTAGACCTGCGCGCGTTGCTAGTCATGGCGGCGGAACCGGCCGAGCCGGCCGACAGCATCCTGGCCTACTTCAAGGCCCGCGCAGGCGGGACTTGGAGCAAGCACGACCTGGGCAAGCTGCAGAACGCGTTGCCGGAATACAACATCAAGCTCCGCCACATCGCCGGCATGACGTCGCTGGAGTGGGTAGGTGAGCATGGCGGCATGTCGCTGCTGTGCGCTTACACAGATCGCGAGCGCTCGTTCGTGATAGATCCTGACTTCCTGCTCGACCACAATCTCGCTCACTTCACAGCGCGCGATGCGCGTAACGCGGTGAGACGCGCGTTGCTATCGAACCCGGAGCAGCTCGCGCAAGCGCAGCACGACATCGACGCGTGGAAGTTCGCCAAGGTGGTGCTGGACGAGGCGAGGGCGCGCATGGCGCACGCGTGGTTCGGCTACGGCATGCCGTTATCGCAGGACCAGTACGGGCTGGAGCGGCTATGCGACCCCAGAGAAGACAAGAGGTAGCATCATGGCAACACAAGTAGTCCAACCCGACGTGAGAGTGGAGGATCACGGTAGCGTCACGCTCTTTCGTCCACTCACGCGCGCTGCTTACGCGTGGACCGGCGCCAACATCGCACCCGGCTCGCTCTGGTTCGGCGGCGCGCTGTGCGTAGAGCCGCGATATGCGGACGGGCTGGTTGCGGGCATGGAGCAGGACGGGCTACACGTCGCGCTGCCGCAGAGTAATTAGGAGGGTCATCATGCTGCACAAGTTCATGGTCCGGTTCCACTTCTACCGCGTGTGCGGGTTCGGGCGGATGCGTGCGTTCATCACTGTAGCGCTGACCTAGCGCCGGGAGAAGCGAGATGGGAATCAGACGTAGCGCAAGCGGCGGCTACTACCCGGTGCGAGACAGGGCGAAGCGCGCGACGTCGGCGCGGGTAGAGCCGGACAAGGCGGTATCGATGATGCCGGAGGCGGCGCCGCCATCTGCGCCGGCGCAGGTCGCGTCGATGGGCGCGTTAGGCCAGGACAGCGAAGCGCGCGTCTGGTCGGCGCAACAACAGGCCATTTTTACCTGGCTCAAGTCGGGCAAGGGCCATCTGGTGGTGCGAGCTAGAGCCGGAACCGGTAAAACGTCAACTATCATCGAGGCCATCACGCACGCGCCCGAGGATCGTATCCTGCTCGCCGCATTCAACAAGCGCATCGCGGTGGAATTGCAGGAGCGGCTCGACAATGCCAACGCGGAGGCGGTCACGCTGCACTCGATCGGGTACAGGTCCGTGCGTCGTTATTGGGAGGGCATCCGCGTGGACGAGGCGAGGGCGCCGTTTGACCGGGCCACGACGCTAGCCCGCGCTGCCTGTGGCGACCGCGCGCCCGACCCGATAGTG